ATCAATAGTTTTCCAGTTACTGAATATAACGCCTTCTAACATTCCTATTTCGCCTAATCCGTATACACGCCACCAATTAGCCCAATATACGCTTGTTTCGGCTTTTAAACGATTCTTTTCTATTTGTTGTACAATACTATTGTCTAAGGCTTCGTTGTCTTTGTAGGTCAAAATTAAGAAGTCGCTGTCTTGTTCGTCTTTTAGTTCGGTGTGTACCCAAAACTCATTAGCGGGGTTGAAGTCTAAATAAATAGCTTTCTTTGTACGTATTGCAAGTTCGTTATAACTTTCAAAGGTTACGTTGTTACATTCGTTTATGTATAAAACGTCACGCCTTGCACCCCTTAATTTAGAACTGTCATCAGCGCTAAAAAACTCAAAGCTACTACCGTTTAAAAATTGATAGGTTAATAACGATTTGTTAAATTGGTTTTCGTGCCATTTATTCATCCACTTCATTAGCTTAATAAAGTCTTTTAAAGCACCCCTACGTAAATGAGGAATACTTTCAGCAACTACGCTAACTTCAAGACCGTGTATTGCAGAAGCACGCGCTATTAAAACGGATAATATACCGTACGTCTTGGCAGCACTTGTGCCACCCTGAATAATACGAACTCGTTTTTTAAGTTTAAGTATTTTATTCGTCGAAGTCGTCCGCAGAAACATCAGGAAATATTGGTTGTTCTAAAATCGTTTGTTCAATTTGTTGTAATGGCGCACCGTAACCTGAATCCATTAGTGCTTTATAAGCCGCTACATCTCCCTCACGTGCTTTTTTAATAAGTGCCAAAGTCATTAAATCTTCTTGACTCATTGTTTCTTCAGCACCCGTTAAAGGGTTTTTTAGCTTTTGATTTACCTCCAGCCAGTACTTTGCTATTGTGCTTCTATTCTTTGCGCCTTTAGGTCTTCCGTTTTTTTCTGGTTGATATTCAGAAGTAAACTTTTTTAGATTATCTTCTTTTGCCATAATCTCGTTTTTTTCTCGTTATTTTAATTCAAAACTTGCTGTAAATCTGTTTGAAGACGTTTGCATATTACCAACGGTTGTTCCTTTACTTTGTGATGAAGTTCTTGAATATCTTGTTGTAATCCATTCTTTTGATTTTTTTAAAGAGTTTATCAAACTTGGCGATGAAGTTACAATGTTAAATCTATCTTTTTGTTTTTTATAAACACTTCCTATTTCGTTTAAAAATCTTATACCTATTCCCGCACCTTGATAATCAGGTAAAACAACTAATCGATGAACTTTTTTCATATTCTTTGTTTTTGGGTGTGGAAAGTGTAATACACTTAAAAAACCTGCAACTTCATTATTAACAATTGCTATAAATACATTTGCAGCATTGTTATGTGAATGACTTAAATAGTGGTGCTTAGCAAACATTTTCCAAATTGATTTATCTCCGTAATTGAATATTTCAAATTTAATTTCTGGTCTATTTTTTTTTTGCCCTTCAAAACTTTGAAAGGTCATTGTATCGGTATTAAATACCCAGTCAGGTAATAACCAATCTTGAACATCAAAATGACAAGTTACTGCTATAAATTTTTTATTCGTCTTTCTAATTGCTTTCTGCATAGCAAAAGAGCCTATTTGAGCAACGTTTCTATCCACTACGCTTGTAAATTCATCAAATACAAATAATTCGTTTTTTTCTAATATTGCACGTGCTAAATCAACTCGCATTTTTTGTCCGTTACTTAATACTGAATACGGTTTTAACCAACTTGGTGGACTTGAAAAACCAACTGAATTAAAAGCAGATGTTATTTGTTCAACACTACATTCTTTTGGCATATCGTCTAAAACAGTTTCATTTGTGTATTCATAAGATGTTATATAAGCATCTTCAAATAATTGTTTTGCTATTGTAGTTTTTCCTGTTCCGCTTTTTCCTACAATTAAACCTACTTGCCAATCATTAGGAATATCAATATCTCCTTTAAAATGTTCAACTATATTTTCAGATTGTAAATCAAATTTACCAATTACTGAAGCAACTCTAAAAGTTTTAGTTGGTTTTACTTCCTTTATAATGTCAAAAGTCGGCATTCGTATCCTTGTTCTATTAATTTGTTATAACTATTTTCTTGATGTTCTTCGTCTTTACATACAATTTCAATACGATATAAATTATCTATTGTACTTGATAAATCTTTTAATTCAGTTTCATCTTCTTTAAATATAGGAACATCTAATCCCCAATCGTCTAATTTTTCAGCGTCCCATTCATTAGCTAAACTATCCCAATCCCATTCACCAAAACCTACGTTATCTTTTATTAAGAATTCGTTTTTTTGTTCCTCCGTCCATTCGTCTGCTACTATAATCGGTATTTCTTTTAACCCTATCTCTTTACAGGCTTTTAAACGCATATTACCACCTAATACAACGTATTTATTATCTACGTCAGTAAAAACTACTAACGGGCGTTTATTTAGCATATCAGGAAATTCTTGGATAGACTTAACTAACTTTTGAAATTTTCCGTCTTTTATTATTCTTGGGTTCTTCGGGTTTGGTTTAACCTCGCTTATCTTAACTATTTGCATCGTACGTGTTAAATAGTATTTCTAATTTATTCATCACATCACGTAGACACGAACCACAAGAAGTTGGTTGCATATTTACTTTAAATACTCTATTATAAATTCTTAATAGTTCCTTTTGTTCTGTAGGCTTCATTGAGTGACGTGTTTCACTAAACCATTCTTGTAAATATTCGTATTCGTCTTTTTGTAGGCATAGCGGTTTACGGTACGGAAATAACTCGTTTAACTTTGCTTTGCGTTCGTCACATTTACAGTCTTCACCTAATAACCATTTCGCCACCTTTGACACTCCTGTAGCTTCTAAAACCTTTTCAACGGTATCTCCTAATCCTTCGCTTTTAGCCGCTAATATTTCGGCTTTTGTTCGTCTTTTTCTTGTCATGTTTTATTTTATTAGTTCGTAATCTTCATTAATTAAATCCTCGTAGTGCTCCCCTACATTTTCCTTTAAACGTATTTTACAAATCTTAATTGTTTTCCATACGCTTTTAAAACTTATTCCCGTTACGCCTTCAATTTGTCGTGTACTCATTCCAGAAGTTCTATATAAATCAAATAGTAGTTGGTCGTACCAATGCCAGCTTTTTATTTCAGCTATCATTTTTATTTCAAAACGTTTCTTCGCTTCTAATATTTCGGGTTGGTATTCGTCTTTCAGTTGCATAGCTTCAGTTAAATTTACCTTTACTATTCTTGACTTACTTTTTTTATAGTCAAAAGCCATGTTACGTAATACCGTCCAAACAAAGTTCTTATTCAGCTTACCGTTAATGTAGAACCGTTCGACTTTATCCAGCTTCGCCATCTTTAAATACATTTCTTGAACTATATCCTCACAATAATAATCTTCGCCAAAAGTTGAAACAATCTTTACCCATTCGTGGTGATGCTTGCTTAATTCTATTAAAAATATATTACTCACCAAATTGAAATTGAATATTCAACAAGTAACAAAACTAATAACCCTACGCAAACACGGTGAATAGACTCAAGTATTAATTCGTCTTTATATACCCAGTCTTCAAATTTAGGAACACTTTTCCAATATACCAAAACCAAAAAAGCCCTGTCCAAAACGAACAAGGCTATGAAAAAGGGTAATAGTAGAATGTATCTCACATTACAAAGTTATACTTTTTTTTTAATATCTTTCATCACGTGCTAATTCTTGCCAGTATAAAATTTCTTCAGCTTCGTCTTCGTACTCAAAACCGAATGAAGTAGGGTTGTCGTAAATTAGTTCTTGTAAAGATTCACAAATTAGTTTTGAATTACGATTGTTTAGTATTCCGTGTTTTACGTAGTTGTAATCAGCGTCGTATAAATCGTATCTCGTTAAATATACTTGTGCTTCTTCTACTTCGTTCCCGTCACGGGTAAATTCTACCTCAAATTGTAACTCCATGTAACCAAATCTACCAAGGTTAATGTCGAAATAACCAGTTCTGTTGTAGAAATCTACCGCTTCAATTTTCCAATTACGTGTTTTCATAGTGCTTTGTTTTAATTATTTCTTCAAAATTAATATAACTTTTTAAATAAACAATACTTTTACAAAAAAAATGCGGAATTTTTTACGTTCCGCACTTATTTAGGTTTATCAGAGCCTAATTATTTTCTAAAATATTCGCGAATTATTGCCCAAACACCAAAATAAATTAGCAATAAAACAGGAATTCCTAATAATATGAATACAGTTGCTTTCATTTTATTTACGTTCTAAAATTGGTAATCCAGCTTCGGTAGGTATATAAATAGCTTTATTATTGCTATACATTCCTTTAGCCATTAAAAATTTAATGTAATTTTCATTTCCGTTAATTGATTGAGAAACAATTTTTATTGCTTCAGATTCGGCTTTTGCTTCAATTAATTTAGCTTGTGCGCTTGATTCAGCTTCAATTATTTTTGTTTTAGCTTCTAATTGTGCGCTTTCGTAATCAGCTTTCGCTTGTTCTACTTTTGCTTTTTTAGAACTTTCGGCTTGTAAAAGGATTTGTTTTCCTTTACTTTGTGCGTCTAATTCGTCTTGACGTCTACTAAAGTCATAACACGAAGTTAAAGACATTACGGTTAATAGTGCCGCTACACTTTTAATTGTTGTTTTCATTTATGTTTATTTTAATTAATTACATTCCTTTTTCATTTAGGTATTTAGCTAAACGTTGAATAGTTTTACTTGTTAAAGACTTGCCATTTAAAAACGTGTGAATATTACTTTGATGAAGTTTAGCATCTAAACAAAAAGCATTCAATGATAGTTCGTGTTTTTGTAGGTACTCCCGTAACATTTTACGCGTTATCTCGTCGCTATTTGCTATTATTTTACTTGCTTTCATTAGAAATCATTTAAGAAGTCGGATATATCGTTTTTAGGCTGCGTTTCAGGCTGTTTAACGGTGTTTTGATTATCCCTTGGTAATTGTGCTTGTAAACTTATATAAGCTCCGTTGTCGCCTTGTTTTTTCCAACCAGCTAATTCGTACTTAATTCCGTTGATTGTTATACTACCTTTAAAGTCAGGGTGTGAATCTTGTTTTTTAAATTTGTTGGTAGATAGGCTACCGTAGTTTTTTTGTTCCATTTTACTTTTTATTTATTTTTATTTTTAACATTTTAATTATTAAAGAATCTCCATTTACCGTACCGCCTTCATCAGTTACCGCAGTTAAAGCTTCTATTAATTGCTTTATTTCTTTTAGTTCTTTTTTTAATTCTTGTATTTCTTGGTTTACTTCGGGGTTCATAACTTTCAATTTTACCATAACCATTTTAAAAATCTTCTAATAATACCTAATTCATTTTGTTGAGTAGGGGTGTTTACTTGCTGTTCAATTTTTAACTTTCTTGTTCGTGTTTTTGGCTTCGAATATAACGGTGTTTTCGGCATATCAAAATTTAATTTAGGTTTAATTTGTCTTTTCTTAGGCGGGTGCTTTACATTATTATAATAATATACGTGTTTTCTGAATTTTTCAATTAATTTATATGTAATTGGAATTTTTTCATTCCATTTAAGAAATTCCCCGTCTAAATAAATAATATTATTTTCTTTTAAAAACGGGTGCCAAATATGACTCATTTTCTTTTCTCTTAATAAATTAGTTAAATACTTATAATTATTTTTAGTTATTTCGTTTTTAACTTCTTCTAAATTTTTAATCCAGTTAATAGCTGTTTTTTTACTTGGCTTTCTCATATTAAGTCTATTATTTCGTTATAATACTCGTTACATTCTTCTATTCGTGTTTTAATAGCTTCGATAACATCATTGTCACGCTTTACTACGTGCGTTTTAACGCGCTTTTCCATAGGTATATGTCCGAAAGTATGCTTATCTTCTACAAACTCTCTTAAATCGGAACTTTCACTAATTAAGTTTTGTTTCCAGTGTTCCCTTCTAATTTCGTCTTCTACTATTTGTAAAGGCGTATCTACTAAACAATAGCATAATAAAGCCTCTTGTTTGTCGGTTAACCACATATAGCCCTGAAGTTGATAGTAATAATCTTTGTTTTTTAGTTCGTCTTCTACTACCTTTTCAAAAAACGTAAACGCATCCCAAGAAGATTTAACATCGATTAGTACGTCCGTGTTTACATCAGGCACGCCCGTTATATATTCGTTTGTTATTCGTTCTTCATTCTTGTAAATAAAGCCTACGTTTAAAACTTTGCCTACTAACTTAATGGCTTCGTCTTCTACTTCAATACCTTTGTCCGTGTATCTACTCCAGAACTCTTTTTGTATTCCGTATTTTTCTTGTATTGCTAATTCTAAAATGTAGCTTTTAGTAGTTAGCGAAAGGCGTTCCCCCTTTGTGCGGGGGTTACTCATTATTTTACCGATTTGTGAACAACGTATTTTCATAACAATAATGCTTTTTCTTGTGCTTCGCTTAATTGAAATTTCTCTTTTAACTTTTCGATAGTTATTTTACCTTCGTTAATTGCCTTTAAAGCATCAGTAAATCTTTTGTTATCCAAGCTTTCTTTTTTAGGCTTTTCTTGTTCTCCTGAAGCGTCCGTGTCTTTGTCCGTTACTAAACCTAACATCGAACTCAAACAATACCTACGAAAATACGTAACGCCCGAACCGAAACTTTGAAAGTCATTCATTCCTTTTAGTTGTACATACGGAATCATGCAATTACTTTCTATTTGTTCACCGCTTTCTACATGAAATACTACCGTAGCTAAATAGTTAACTCCTTCTTTAGTGTTTATTAATTGCGTGAATCCTAATCCGTGTTTTTGTAGTAACGGGTTTATTTCATCAAAAATTTTAGGTAAATCAGCGTACGAATATCCGTACCCTTGTGTTGCTTTGTGAATTACTTTCACTTCTTGCTGGAACGCTGCCAGCGATTTCAATAAATGTTTCATATAACTTTGTTTAATTTTTACAAATTTAATATTAATTTTTAATATAACAATAGCTTTTAAAAAAAAACTACAAAAATTTCTTTAAACCTTGTGCGCATCGTTCTATTGAGTTTGCTCGCTCCTGAAGGCTTGTTATTTGTTCAAGTATAGTTTGCTTACAATCGCTCGTAAAATACCCGTGTGACGTAGCTATTAACGGTATTAAGCCATTTGTACGAATATAGTTTACTAACTTTCTTAAACGTGGTTGCGTTAGCCTTATTTTATATCCGTTTTCTTGTAAGTAGTTATTCATTCGAGTAACTATTAACTCCGCTTTTATCGGGTTCGTCTTTTTGTAGTGTCTAAAACCGTTTACTACTAATTGCAAAATTTGCATTTCTTCAGCCGTTAATTCGCTGGTGTGTTCTTCGAAAGTTTTTATCATTGTGCTTTGTTTAATTGTTTCAAAATTAATATAATTTTTTAATGTAGTTCTAATTCCTTACATTTTTTTTTATAAGTTGCTATAATTTCTTTTAGTTCCTCAATCGTAAACTTTCGTGTTTTCATAGCTTCAGCGCTTAAATTCTCAAATTCTTCTATTCCTATTTTCTTTAATAGGTTTTCACGATAGTAAATTAAGTTACCCGAAAGAAAAGTATTGCAGTGTTCGCATTGAAGATGTACGTTGCGTTCGTCAAAACGTACCGACCAATGATTATTAGCATTGTAAAAGTGCCCAGCGTTCTCTTTTAAGGGTTTCTTTTGGCACGATATACAAACGTTCCCGGCATCACGTAAACGAATATATTTGTTAAATACTTGTTGTGCTAATTTTATATAGTCCTGAACGGTCATTAAATCGGCTTTTAACTTCGCTTTTTTCTTTTTCCAGTTCTTTTGTTTTACTTCGTTTATCCATTCAGTTACACAATTCGGGTCGAAGCAATTTTTTTGCAGCGTTGTAATCGGCGAAAAGACGGATTTACAATACTTGCACTTTCGTGTTTTTGTCATATTAAATTGTTTTTAGTAAAGTATTCAGCTACTTCGCCAGCGTTTTTAAATTCTATAATTTCAAATTTCATTATTTCAAAGTTGTATTTTATCATTGATAGTTGTTTTATTGCTTTAAAAAAAGTACATTTCTTACATACTCGCATAACGTTTTTATCCGTTTTTAGCTGGTACTTCATGCTTGAAGGGTTAAAAGCATTTAACGGTAGTTCTTGTTTACAAGTAAAACAGTTTTTATAGTCCATCTATTAATTTTTCTACATTTATTTTTAAGCTCTTATTCTCTTGTTTTAGCATTATGTTTTCAAGTTGTAATTCGTGGTTTCGTCTATTCGTAGCCATTAACATTTTATCTACGTGGTTTAAATATTGCACCGCTTCAGCTACTTCAGTTAGGCTTTTTTCCATTGAAGAAATAAGGTCGGTACGGTGTTCGTGTTTTTCTTTGATGTTGTCTAAACTATATTTTATTTTCCAGTAAAGTACGTTTAAACCAGCTTTACGTTTTATAAATTCTAAACTCATAACTTTTGTATTTCGTTTTTTACTTCGTTCCAATATTGTTCAAAAGGATTAGGAAATAAAACCCTATCCATTTCTTCAATTATCTCGTCACAAGCAATCAATGCGCATTCTTTAACTTCAAACATAGAAGTATAGTGTTGAATTTCCACAAAACTATATTTATCAACTAATTCTTTTGCTTTTTCTTTAGGTGTCATATTTCTTAATTTAAAAAGGCATAGTCATTTCGCCATTCTTGTTTTCAATTGGTTTTAATTCTTCAAATGCGCCTTGTTTCATTCGTTCGCTAAACGAAAGTAATTCTTTTCCGTTTACAATATCAGGCTTTAATACAGATTGTTTAGCCGGAAAACTATTTGATTCGTGTTTTTCTTGTGCGTACTTATTGAAACTTTGGTTACCTTGCCATTCATCAACGTAATACACAAATTTACTTTTATCAAAACGTAGTAATATTTCACCTACTTCGC